TCCAGTTCGCCGAGGCCGGCCGCCGCCTTTTGACGTTCGGCGAGAAGCGCCTCGACTCGGCGTTCCTTTTCCGCCTCGGCCGCGGCGATGGCGGCCGCCGCTATGCCGTAATATTGTTCCTTGATCGCGGACAGGTCGACGGCTTGTTGTTGCAGAATTGTCGGCGAGCCCGTTTCTGTAAAGGTCTTAAGCGCCGAGCCGGCCGTCGTCGCGGCGGTTCGCAAATCGTCGAATTCATCGGCCGCCTTTTTTGCGTGAATAACAACCGCGGCGAGGCCGGCGCTAAGTGCTGCAAAGGCTATAATTATGCCAGCCGGGCCGAGAAGAAACGCCGACGCGGCGCGAAGCAAGAGCATTGCCGCGGCAAAACCGCGGGTCGCGCCGGTTATGGCAATCAATCCGTTATATGTCGCAAGCAACACTTGCGCGCCGAGCGCTCCAGAAAGCGCCGCGCCGGCAATAATTGTTGCGCTCGCGAAGGCTTCCAAATTATTGGCAACGAAGTCAATAACCGACGCCAGGGCTTCCGAACCGGCGCGAACCTGCCCCGAATCTTCAAGAAACTTCCCGATTTTGAGGCCTAGCTGGTCAAAGGCAATTGAGGCCGCGCCGGTCGCAACGGGAAGCGTCACGCCAAAAGCGCCTTCGATCATATCCTCGGCTTCAAGAAGCGCCTTAAACACGACTTTACTCGTAAGCTTGCCCTCGGCGCCCAACTTTTTAAGCGCGCCAACCGATACGCCGAGACTATCGGCAATCGCCTTCGCGACCAATGGCGCGGATTCCTTCAACGCCCGTAATTCATCGCCCTGAAGCTGGCCTGATCCAAGGGCTTGCCCAAGCTGAAGAATGCCGCCGGAAGCCTCCGCGGCCGTCGCGCCGCCCGCGGCGAAAGCTTTCGAAACAAGGCCCGTTGCCTTGGCTACTTCCGCTTCGCTTTTCGCGACGCCTTCCGACGCACGCAACAGGCGCGAATATAGGTCGACATAAGGCTCGACTTTCGAACGCGCCGCGGCGGCGTCTTTGCCGAGTTCCAGCAACCCGCGGCCTTGCATTTTCGAGACTTCGCCAGCGGCCGCAACCTTATTTCCCAACTGAGTCCACTGGTCAGCGTAAGAAATCAACTCCCGGCCGGCGAGCGCAACGGCGGTGCCGGCAACAAAGCGGCGAACGTCACGGGAAAAACGGTCAGACGAAGCGGACATGCGCCGCGTCGACTTTTCCCATTTTTGTTCCATTCGGCCGGCCGCTTGCTCGGTCACAACGCCGGCGCGTTTCATGGCCCGTTCAAGCCGGGTTATGTCGACACTAACTTGCGCCAATAAGAGTCGTTCACTCATTTTAGAACCCCTTGCGCTTTCAGTTTTGCGACTTGCGAGCGGTGCGCCTCAATCGGCGGCGCGTCGTCGCTGGTTTCCTCGGGCGGCGCGTTCGCGGCGTTAAAGCCTTCGACTAGCGCGCGATATTCCCACAGCGACCAGGTGCGCATTTCAGAAATTCCGAAACCCATTTGAGCAACGCCGCCTATCATAGCCTTAAAAGGCATTTGCCCTTTAGGCCCTATCGCTAGGCCTTTTTGGCCGGCGCTTTTCGCGGCTTTTTTTTTGCGGGCTCGGGCTCGTCGTCTTCGAGCGGGCCGAGCGTTACTAACATTATTTCATGCGCAAGGCCGGCGTACTGCAAAAGCCGGCCCGAGCGAATAACTTCGCGCACTAGTTCGTCGGCGTCTTTTTCGGGTGTGCCCGCGCCGATTAATCCGAACTTGATAACGTCGACTATATGGTCGCTTTTCCATAGGCCCTTTTGGAATAGCTGCACAAAGCCTAGCGGGCCCATGTCGTGACGGTCTTGCAAGGTGCGAAGTTCGCCAAACAAAGGCAACGCAAATTGACGACGCTCACCGGCAAAATAGCCCGTGTGAACGCCGTCAGTTCTAACGAATGAGTCCCTATTCGTCATTTTATGCGAGCGCGGCCGTTGTTACAGGGCCGTGCGACGCGAGCGTGATTTCGGCGTTAATAACGTCGTTACGCTCGGCGCTAATGTTGAAAGACGTCAGGCGCGCCGCGAAGCTATGCTTTTCGCCGCCGTTCGACACGTCGCCGACAATGACTTCGATATTCTTCGACTCGCCGGTTGCCCACCAGGCGGAGAAAAACGCGCCGTCGGCCCGTTCCATGACGCCCGAGCCGGAAACCTCGGCCGACAGGCTGGTAACGTATGTGTTCACAAAGCCCGGCGTTGCATCCGAATCGCAATCAGGAATAACGCGGGTTTTGGTTTCGCCCGAGCGGTTGAATGAACGCGAGTTATTCATACTGCAACGCGCGGTAAAAACTTCCGGGTCGGCGGCGTCGCCGATGGCAATTATAAGGCCATCGAAGCCGATTTCGTCTACTGGTGTAGGCATTTCAGGACTCCATTTATTAGAAAGCGCCTGCCCAGGGCGCGCAAGTTTTTGAAATGGGCGCCGGCCGAGGCCGGATTATTAGGCGTTCGCGTCGGTCAGCGAATAAGCCGTAACTTCGATATTTTGGGCGGTTGCAATTGACGTATTGTCGACTTGCATATCGCCGCCGCCGCCGGTCGCCGTCACGGTGCCTTGCAGGTGGCAAGTTGTGCCGTCTGACGCATAAACACGATAATGCGTCGCGGTGCCGGTCGCGTCGGCGCTTAGGTCTTGCCAGGTGCCCGACTTCGCCTTAACGCCGGCCGCGGCCGCGGCCAGCCAATCGGAAGGCAGGGTAAGAACCGCAAGCGGCGACCCCGCGTCAGCGGCCGCGACGTTCGCCGGAATTGTGCCGCCGAAAAGTTTCAGTTTGGCGCTTGTGCCGATTGCCGTTTCGATTGCGTCGAGGCGCGCGTTCCGCACGGCTGCAGATAGTTTTAAAGCCATTTCATTCGCCTTTTTCTGGTTAAGTTTTCGCGCGCGCTACAGCCCGACGGCGGCCCGCTTTGCCCTATTGTCTGTTTTAGTAAGTTTGGCGGCCTGCAGTGTGCAGAGCAATTATCTCTGCATCTGAAAGCGATTTATCCCACAAGCGAACGTCGCCGTACTGACCAATAATCGCGCTACCCATATAGGTGGTATGGTCAGCATAGCCGCCCGTGGCGCCAATGCTGATTGCGGCGGAGCTATCAAAGACTGCCGATTGCCACGATATGCTTAGGAGCGTAACTGCATCATTGCCAAGGACGGCCCATTTTCCCGCGCCGAGACGGAGGGTCCACAGGTTCCACTGTCCGGCAGGGTTTTCGCGCGGGTTAAGGCCACGCCCCCCGGCGGCGTATCCGCCCCAAACATAAACCTGACAATCGTAAGTATTGCTCCTACCAACAGTGAAATCTCCCGTTTCTTTCGTCCCGCCGCCGGGCAAGTATCCGTTCGTCGATACGCCCGCAATGCCCGCGTAAGTGCCAGAGGTGGCCTCCTCATAGAGCCAGAATGTAATTGTCGGCGTAGCCTCGGCAAAAAAGTCGGCCGTATCGGCGTCATTGTCGACACAAAGAACTTCATTTATTCCAGCGCCGCCAGTGAGCGTGCCATTCCAATCGGCAACCGCGCTTAGGCCGCTTCGAACATACATAGGCGCGCCGCCTACAGCGTCCGCAATTATGCCGGAACCGTCGGCGCCGCCCACAGGATCCCATGCGTGAATAACGCCGCTTTCAAATGTCGGCCCGCTCGCCGTGACGGTGCCAGAAGCCGAGCCGGTCAATTCGCCAAGCGTTGCCGCCGCGGCCGCCTTGATTTGCACAACGGCCGAGGCCGCGCCGACCAATTCGCCGAGCGTCGCCGCCGCGGTCGCCTTGATTTGCACAACGGCCGAGGCGGCGCCGACCAGTTCGCCGAGCGTCGCCGAGGCGGTCGCCTTGATTTGCACAAGGGCCGAGGCGGCGCCGGTTAGTTCGCCAAGCGTCGCCGAGGCGGTCGCCTTGATTTTTACGGCCGCCGAGGCGGCGCCGGTCAATTCGCCGAGCGCGCCTTCGCCGACCAGGTCAGCAGGCAACGGCAGGCCGGCAACCTCACCAGCGCCGACCAGGTCGCCGAGCGTCGCCGAGGCGGTCGCCTTGATTTTTACGGCCGCCAAGGCGGCGCCGACCAGTTCGCCGAGCAAGCCGGCGGCCGCATAATCGCGCGGCGTGGCAACGGGCGCCAGGCGATAGCGAAAATTTACAATCGCTTGCGTCGTCAGGCCGTCGGCGTGACGTTCAAAACTTACCCCCTCGCAATTCCCGACAACTAGCCGGAATCCGTCGA